CGGCAGCGCGCTGCTGCCGTCCGAAAAGGCTGCCCCGATGGGCGGCTCCATGTCGATGGTCAGGCGCTTGCCCTGCGTCAGATTCATGCCGGTAAACACGGCTTTCCTGCCGTGCGCGCTGATGGTCGCGCCGGTGATGGGGGCCGTGCCTGTGCTGGTGATCGTGACGCCCAGCGGCGCGTCGGTGCCCGTGTCAAGCGTCAGGGCAAGCTGGGCGCTGGTGCCTGTTGTGGCTGCGCTTGCTTTGGTTTCCTTAACGGCGTAGGCGTAGGGCTGGGCGGTAAATTCAACGTCCAGCCCGCCTTCAATCCAGCCGGAATAGTTCCACTTGGCGGCGCTGTCCATGCTGGCCATGTAGTAGCGCAGCGGTTCATAGTCAAAAATGAGCCGCTGCCGTCCATTGGTCAGCCATGCCGCCACGCGCCGCAGGCGTTCCTGTGCGGCAGCCTGTGTAGGCGGGTCGTCCAGAAAATACAGCGTTCCGCTGAAAGTCAGGGTTTCGGGCAGGTCGCCCGGCATGAGAATACTGCCGGGCGTTCCTGCGATTTCGTATTCGTTGCGGCTGATGGCGGGGCTGATGATGTGCCCGCTTTTCTCTGCGTAGATCGCGCCAAAGTCGCGCAGGCAATGCAGGCCGCCAAAGGAAAAATTGATTTCATTCAGTTTCATGGGGCTGCCTCCTTATGCCAGCACCATGCGGGCTGCGCGCCCGGTGGCGCTCTTGTTTGCCCGGCGGTAGGTGGCCCGGCTCACGTCCGGCTCTATGGTTTCGCCAAGCTCTCGCTTGCCAATCACAAGGCGGTTATGGCCAAGCCCTGCGCGCCGGTTGGCGTCTGCAACGGCGTCAGCCAGCTGCTCGTAGTCAATCTGCGGCTGCGCCATGCTGGGGTATGCGCGCCCGCCTGCTGCGGTTTCCTCTGCGGCAAGGGCTGAAAGCTGCCGCGCGCTGCGCATGACGCTTTCCATGCCTTTTTCGATGCCGCCCGCAAAGCCTTGGTCGAATTGCATACCGATGGTCTGCATCTTGCGGCTGGGGCTGTGGATGTCCAGTTCGCGCTTAGCTGCATTGTAGGCAGCCTGTGCAGCTGCTCGCGCTGCGCTGGTGATAGTGCCGCTGCCGCCCCGGATGCCGCGCGCCACGCCCTGCGCGATGGCGCTGCCAATGCTTTCAAACCGGCTGCCGCCGCTGCCCACAGCGCCCCAAAGGGCCGAAAGCGCGCCGCTGCCAAGGCTGCTGGCTGCGCTGGTCACTTGGCTTTGCTGGCTGGTGATGCCGGTGCGAATACCCTGCGCCAAAGCGGTGCCGATGCTCTGCCCCTTGCTTTGGCTCATTTCCCGCTTGGCGGCGTCGTGCGCTGTCTTGCCGGTCAGGGTCGTGGTGCTTGTCAGAGCTGGCCGGGCTGTCTGGATGGCTTGCTTGGTGCCGTCCATAAACGCCTTGCCGATGTCGCCGCCTGCATCGCGGGTCAGGATCGCCGCTGCGGCGTCCAGCGCATCGGTGGCCACAGCGTCAACGGCTGCGTTGACGGTTTCGCTGCCGCCTGTGATGCCCGTGGCCATTTCAGTCACGGCTGCGGTGTAGGCGGCGTTAGCTACGCCGGTGATGGCTGTTTTCACGGCCTCGGTGTTCTGCGTGTTGTTGGTGATGCCGTCAGCCACGGCCTTGCATACTGCTGCGCCAATGGCTTCAAAGGCTTTTGCGCTCTTTTCGCCAAGTCCGGCAAAGCCGGTGCCCTCCACGCCAAAGGCGGCGTTGACGGCCTCTGCCACCGCGCTGGCCAGCGTGGTGGAGCCGCTTGCAAAGGTGTCGGCGGTCACACTGGAAAGCCCGTCGTTGATGCCCTTGGCCACGGATGCACCTATGGCCTTGGTTTCGCTGCTGGTGCCTTCCGCGATGCCAAGCTCGGTCTTTAGCGTGGTCAGCACGCTGGCGGCTGCGGTTTTAACAGCCTGCTTGACGGTATCCTCGCTGCCGGTGATGCCGTCCTTCATGCCGGTCATTATGTCCTGTCCGGCAGTCTTTGCTTCTTTGCTTTCCTCGCTTTCACCGCCAAAACCGAAAATGGACTTGATGGCGTCCCAAATCTTGCCGAAAATTTCCTTGACGGTGGTAATTACGCTGTCCACGGCATTGGTGAAGCCCTGCACCAAGCCGTCAAGAATAAAGCCGCCCGCCTCTGCCGCCACAGTCGAAGGGCTTGCGATGCCGAACACGCCTTTGATGGCGTCCCAAATGCCGGAAAACACGCCTTTGATGCTTTCCAGCAGCGCCGTCGCCGCTGCGCTTAATCCGTCCACAAGGCCCTGAATCAGATTCAGGCCAAGCGTGGCCCAGTCGATCTCGCCCAGCGCTGTGGTGATTGCGCTGATAATTTCCGGCATTTTGGCAATCAGGTCGGGAATGGCGTTGCCTATGCCGGTGATGATATTGGTCAGAATACTGGTGCCCGCTGCCAGAATGTCTGGCAGCGCCTCGGTGATGGCTGTGGTGATGCTGGTGATGATCTGCGGCAGCGCGGCCACAAGCGTGGGGATGGCCCCAGTGATGCCGCTGATAATGTTGGTCAGGATGCTGGTGCCCTGCGCCACAAGGTCGGGCAGAGCCGTCGTGACTGCATCGGTGATGGTGGTGAAAATCTGCGGCAGCGCCTCTGCCAGCGTGGGGATGGCCCCGGTGATGCCGTTGACAATATTGGTCAGGATGCTGCCGCCCTGCTCCATCAGGGTGGGCAGCGCCTCGGTGATGGCCGTGGTGATGGTTGTAACCAGCTGCGGCAGTGCTTCCACAAGCACGGGCAGCGCGGCAATGATGCCGTCCACAATGCCGCCCAGCAGCCCGCCAGCCGATTCCACCAACGTGGGCAGGCTTTCGGTCAGCCCTGTGGCAATTTCCGTCACCATGCTGGTGGCCGCAGGCAGCAGCGTCGGCAGCGCGGCGGCAATGCCGTCCACAAGGCCGGTTACAAGCGACGTGGCGGCGTCCACCAGCCCGCTGGCGTTCTCCACAAGGAAGGCGGCCACATTGGTCACGATGCTGGCCGCAAGGGCTGCCAGAGGCTCGATGTTCGCGGTGATCGCGTCCACGATGCTCTGCAATAGCCCCATAGCTGCGGGAAGGATGGCGTCCACCAGCGCAGGCAATGCCTCGGTGACAACGCCCACAGCGGTGTCCAGCATTGCGGTGATGGTGCCCATGTTATCGCTGATAAGGGTGGAAAGCGTCCCGATGCCCTCCATCAGCGCACCGGCCACAGCCTCGCCAACCACACGCACGTCGTCAGGCTGGAAGCCGTCCGCAAGCGCTGTGTCGATGGTGGAAAGCGTGCCCACGATGAGCGCCTGCATATTGTTGGCCAGCGGCAGGAATTGGTTTTCGATCTTCCTGCGCACGCCTTCCAACGCCGTGCCCGCGTCGTTGTACTTGACGTCGTTGATCTGTGCAAGCGCGTCGGTGGAAAGGTCGCCGCCGTCCGCGATGCTTGCAAGGATGGGAAGGGCGGCCTCGCCCAAGTCCTCGAATTGCGTGCCGAACAGCGCCACGGCCAGCTGGTTGCGCTTTACCGGGTCTTCTACCTGTTGCAGCGCGTTCACCACTTCAAGGAAGGCGTTGCGGGCCTGTGGGCCGCCTTCAGCGATTTCTGCGCTGATGTAGGACGCATTGAGGCCCAGCTCTTTGAAAGCCTCGCTGGTGGCCTCGCTGCCGTCAATGGCGCGGATGCTAAACTCTTTTACAGCGTCGCCCACCTTGTCGATCTGGAACACGCCGCCCTCTGCACCTGCTATCAGGGTAGTAAACAGGTCGTCGGCGGTCAGACCCATTTCGGCGTACTTGGGCGCGTATTCGGAAATAACGTCCAGCAGGTCGCCGTTCTGGTTGGCGCCTTTTTGCGCGCCCAAGGCAATGAGGTTGTATGCCTCGTCCGCGCTGATGCCAAACTTCTGCATCAGGGCAGAGGCGGCGCGGCTGCTCTCGGTGAAGTCCATGCCGAACACGTCCCGCAGCATAAAGCCGCTTTCTGTGGCGCGTTGCAGCTCATCGCCCATCAGGCCGGTGTTGATCTTGGTGGTGGCCAGCGCGCTGTTGACATCGGCAATGTTGTCGCCAAAGTTGTTGGTATACACGCGCTGCGCAATGCCGCCCAGCTCTGCAAGCTGCTCGCCGGTCGCGCCGGTTTGTGCGGAAAGCTGCCCTGTGGCCTGTGCGTAGTCGGTGCCCAGCTGCAATACCTGTTTGCCTCCGGCCAGCGCCGCAGCGGATAGCGCGGCAATGGCTGCGGCAGCTGCCGAAAGCCCTGCCTTCATGGCCCCGCTTGCCACGCTGCCCACGCCTTCCATGGCGTCGGCAAGGGCGTCGTTGCTCTTTTCAGCTTCATCGGCGGCGTTGGCTTGCTTGCCTACGGCCTTCTCTGCCTCCTTGGCAGCCGAGGCCATGTTGTCGGTGGCTTTGTCGGCTTCTTGGGTGGCGTCGGCCAGCTCACCCATGGCTCGGTCGTTCTTTTCGATTTCGCTGCCGGTCTTATTCATGGCAGCGCGTGCCCGGTTGAGGGCGATTTGCAGGTTTTGCACCTGCTGGCTGTTTTCTTCGTACTCGGTCTTGGCCTTGTTCAGCTGTTCGGCAATAAGCCGCACTTTTTCAGCCTGCGCGTCGTAGATGCTTTTGAGGCTTGCCGCCTTGGCCTGCATGGCGGCCATACTGTCGGCCTGCTCGCCAAAGGCGCTGGACGTGGCAGCCATTTCGGTGTTCAGCACCGTCAGCCTGCGCCCGATGTCCTGCAAAGCCTTTTTATACTCTTTGTCGCCCAGCACGCTGACTTTTGTGCTGATGCCTTCGTCTGCCATGTGGTTCACCTCCCTTCAAATAACAAAAAGCGCCCGCGCAGGCGCTTTTCAGCGGGGCAGGCGGGAAAGCCGTACCCCTGCTGGCGGTTGTGCGGGCGTTGCGGTCGCGGCGGCATCCGGCGCAGCTGTGCCGGTGGCGGCGGGCGTGCGCGCCTGCTTTGCGCAGTTATACAGCGCAATCACAGCACGGGGGCTGCTCTGCCAAAAATCTGCCGCGCTCATGCCGCAGTCAAGGGCGCGGAAATACAGCCACGCCCATGGGAAACCATCGCCCGCGCGGGCGCTTGTCAAGGGGTTTCGCCGTCCTCGCCCTTGGTGTCGGCCTTGGGCAGCGCGTCCACCACGCCCTTGGTGATGATTTCACGGATGCCGGGGATGCTGTCCAGCTTGAACGTGGCGTCAAACTCATCCCAGCTCATGTCGGTGCCACCGGCCACAAGCGCGCCATAAAACACGGCCATGACGGCCTTGTACTTAAATTTGGTCAGCGCGGCCAGAATATCGGCATAGCCAACGTCTTGACCGTACTGCTGCTCGTATACATCCTCTGCCACGCGGGCGGCCTTATTGGAAAAAACAAGCGCGTAGCGCTTGCCGTCAAGGGTGATCTCATTTACAGGGGCAGCCATGTCGCGCCCCCTCTGGTTTTGCATTTTTTCCATGTGTTCCTCCATTTCTGCGCGCTGCAGCCGCGCTGATCGCCGCCATGGGCGGGACTATCATGCAGGCCGTTGGCCTGTTTCCTTCAAAAAAGCAGGGGCAGCGTCTGCGTCGGCTTGCTCGCCGGTCGCAGCGCCGCCCCTGCGCGGGTTGCTTGGTTGTTAATTAGCGGCGGGCGCTTCCTCGTAAACCTCGGTAAACCAAGTGGCTTCCACGGTTTCGCTCACGCCGTCGGCACCCGTTTCCACGGTCGCAGCAAGGGCGTCATCGTTCATGCGGCGCAGGAAAACGCCTTCGATGGTGGGGGTCTGGTACTCGATAGCCTCGCCGTCCGTCTTGGCGGTCTTGGTCGGCTCGCTGAAAGTGCCCTTGTACAGCCACCAGAGTTCCTTCTGGCCGTTGTCAAGCGTGCAGGCAAAGCCCACGGCCACGGTGGCCGGTTCGTTGCCGCCCTTGATGATCTGTACGCCGTTGGAATCCGTCTTGCGGCCCAGCAGCTTGGAAAGCACCGCAGCGGGGATCTTGTCCACGTTCGCGCTCACGGTGTAGGTGTCAATGCGCTTTTTATTGCGCACGGTGGCGTTACTGGCGTGCATCTTACCCTCGCGGTAGCCGGGGGTAATCGTCACCTCGATGGACTTGGCCAGCACCTCGGGCTTGTCGTAGACAGGCGCGGCGGTGCTGGTGTCCTTGGTAGTCATCTCTGCAAAATACAGGTCAAGTACGCCATAAAAATAGCCTTCCATTGGGTTTCCTCCTTACTCGGTTTTCTCCGTCCATTCGCACGTTGCAGCGATATGGTGGTAGCCGGTGTTATTGTCGTATAGGTTCGGGCCGTAGCTGTACACGCGCACGCCAGCGGCGCGCAGCAGCCGGATGGCCTTATGAAACAGGGTTTCATGGGTGCCGTCGTCCTGCTTGCTGTAAACGTGAATCTGCACCATGTGATGCAGCCGGTGGGGCTGGTTGCTGGCGTAGCCGGTAAAGGTGCCCAGCACCTCGTTAAAGGCGGCGTAGGTTTCATGCTGCCCACCTGCGGGTTCTTTGCTTACCGGGCAGCCAAGCGGGTCAAGGGCGGTCTTGAAAAACTCATCGTATGCCATGGCTTACACGCTCCCCATCCGCTTGGTTAGTTCACTCTGCATGGCCTGCACGGCGTCGCCTTCCGCTGCCTTCACCGTGGGATGGAACCAGCCAAGCGGCGGTTTTTGTGTGTCGCCGTAGCTGCGCCCGTATTCCAGTATGTTGCCGATCTTGGCCAGCGGCTCACCGGTTTCCGGGTGGTTGCCCGTGGGTTCCACCTTGCAGAAATAGCCCTCTGCCGCGTTGTACTTGACCGGCCCGGCTTTGATGCTTTCACGCAGCGCGCCGGTGCGCACGGGTGCCTTATCTTTAAGCCTGTCGGCCACCAGCTTGCCGCCCGCCTTAACAGCACGCTTTACGGCGTCCTCGCTGGCCATGGCTGCCCGCTGGAATCGGGCGATGGTGGCCTCCATGCCTTTTACCTCAAAGCCTGCCATGTGGTCACACCCCCTCGCCGCAAATCATGCGCGCTTTGACGTGCATAAAATCCCGCTTATAGCCCAAGTGGTTGATCTGTTCGATCTGATACACCTGCGAGCCGTGCCGGATGCGGCACTCTTTGTTGATGCTGTCCCGCCAGCGGATGCCAAAGGTCACAATATCCTGCGCCTGATGGGCCTGCGCAGCATAAAAGTCGCGCCCGCTCACGTCGGCCATACTGGCCCAGCAGGTCACAACGTCCTCCCATGCGGTGCGCCGGTTGCCCTTGGCGTCGGTGCTGTATATGGGGCGCTCAATGGTGATTTTGTGCTTTAGGTCGCCTGCTTTCACGTCGTCGCCCCCGATCTCTTAGGCCGCAGCTGATGCACGCTGTGTACGATGTAGGGCGGCACGTTGGCAGCGTCGCCGCCCGCGCCACGGTTGTCAAACATCCATGCGGCTAAGTTACACACCCAAAAATCATAGAGGTCGTCGCCTTCTCGCGGCGGCACCTTCGCACGCTCATACCATGCCACAGCTGCGCGCAGGCACATGTCAAGCACCTGCCTGTCACATTCGGGGTCGGCCCCTGCAAAGCGTGCAGCTTCTTCAATGCTTGGCATGTCGATGCCCCCTTCTTACTGCGCGGCGGCTACCGGCACGCCAAGCGTGGCGGCCTTGGCCATTTCCTCGGTGATGTACTGCGTCACGGCTGCGCTGACCTCTGCATGGTTGTCGTCCGTGATGGCGGCAGCGTCCAGCACGTCCACATTGATGCTCATGCTCCTGCCGGGCCGGATGTGGCAGGAAGCGCTCACGGCCTGCACGCGCTCGCCGTCCTCTCGGGTCACACTGATGCTGGCCGTGGTCTGTTGGCTGTCGTTTCTGATGACTGCCATGGGGTTCACCTCTTTTCTGCAATGGTCAGGGGCAGCCGCAAAGGCTGCCCCTGTGTGTTATCAGGCCGTAGCGGCGGCGGTGAAGATTTCGCGGCGCACAGCTGCCTCGGTGTCAAACGTGCTCACGCACATGCGGGCAAGGCCGCGCACCTCGACGGAATTGCTGCGGAAAGCGTTGCCGCCCACGTCCGTGGAGGTGACTTCAAGATACTGGCGCTGGAACAGCGTCGCGTACTGCGTGAAGTCGCCCACATAGATGGGGAAGTATTCGCCTTTGGTCGCGCCGGTGGTGCTGTCCACGCGGGTGGGCAGCAGATTGTTGGCCATCATCTTCACGCGGCGGCCCTTAAACAGCATCGTGGTGGGGCTGGTCGGGTCGGGCTGGAGCATGGGTCTGCCGTGCTCATCCTTCTGCTGGTCAAGGAAGTCAAAGCCGTCCTGATTGGTCAGCAGCACGGCGTTCAGACTGATGGCCGGGTCAAGGCCCTTGTTAAGCACGCTCTTGACGGCGGCGATGGGGTCGGCCGTGGAGGGGATATTCGTGGCGGTCAGCGCTTCCAGCTTGGCCTTAAGCAGCAGGTTTTCGGTGAGCACCTGCTTCTTGGCGAACCAGTTGCCAAGATAGCCGAACAGGTTAGCCACCTCATCGCTGGCCAGCTCGTTGGAAACGGGGATAATCAGGCCGTAGGTGGTCATGGCAAACGTCACCTTGGCAAACTCGGGCTGATCGTCCATGGGGATGCCGCCCGTGGGGATTTCGCTGGTCAGCGCCGTCATGCCCTTGGTGGGGGCCTTGTCCATCACGCGCCAGCCGCTGTTGGCGTTGGTGGTTTCCACGTTGAACAGGTCGGCCAGCGGGGACAGGGTGCGGCGGCGCTCACGGATAGTGTGGTCAATATCCTCGGGCACAAGGAAGCCGCCGTCCTCGCCCGGCGTGGTGCCGCCCGCGATGGTCAGCGCGTCGTAAAGCACTTTGTGCTTTTCGTTCTGCATGGGGCGTCCGGGGCGCGCGCCGGTACGCAGCGCGTCGGCAAAGGCGCGGGCGTATTCGTTGCTGTGGAGCATTGCGCGCAGGCTGCTGTCCTGCGCAGCGCTGCCGCTCTGGCTGCCGGTGGGCAGGCCGCCGCTTTCGCCGTCAACCTGCGCATTGTAGGCGCTCTGCAAGGCGGCCATGCGGGCGTTCATCTCATTCAGCGCGTCACGCTGCTGCGTCAGGGTGGCGGTGGGGGTATTGCTGTCGGCAGCTGCGGCAGCAAGGGCGGCAGCTGCGGCGCGGATTTGGCTGCCCAGCTCGCGGATGTTGTTCTGCATTTCGGTCAGGGTCATGGTGTCGTCCTCCTTTTTCTCTTAGGTTTCGGGGTAAAGGGATGCAAAAAAAGCAGCTCTCTGCGCGATTTCGCTGCGCAGGGCTGCATCGGTGTCCGGGGGCGGCGTGGCATGGGCGCGAATCTGGGCCAGCACGGCGCGCGGGCCGTAGCTCTTGCCCTGCATCATGTGGCTTTTCAGAGCCTTGCCGGTGCTGGGTTCCGTGGACTGCTCGTACAGGATGCCGTCCGCAAAACCTTCATCAACACAGCGCTGCGCGTTCATGTAGGTTTCAGCTTCCAGCATCGCGGCAATTTCGTCCCGGCTCTTGCCGGTCTTGGCCGTGTACGCTGCAATGAGGCCCTCTCCGATCTCGCGCAGCACTTCGGCCTGATGCTCAAACTCGCGGTAGTTGCCTGCCGCATATGTCCACGGGTCGTGGATCATCATGTGCGCCACCGGCGACATCAGGATTTCATCGCCCGCCATGGCCACCATGCTGGCGGCGCTGGCGGCAATGCCCGTCACCTTCACGGTGATTTTGCCTTTGTGCTCGCGCAGGGCGGTGTACATTTCTGCGCCGGCAAACACATCGCCGCCCGGCGAATTGATGTAAACCGTCACGTCGCGGCATTGGGCAAGCTGCTGGCGAAAAC